CGAGATGCTGTACTTGAAGAAGTAGCACCACTATTTCTAAAACTTGTATCAATAGGAGTAGAGGGAGTTGAACCAACAGTATTCTCTGTTAGTGGATTTGTACTTGATCCATTATTGCCTGTATAGTTGGCATCAAATGTTGTTGGCACACTACCAGTACCATCAACAGCACCCCCAGTTCCAGTTCCAGTACCATCAATAGCACTACCAGTACCACCAGTTCCAGTACCACCAGTAGATGTAGTACTAAGTCGGGTATTACCTAATCCATCATTGTCTAATATAGTACTTGCACCTGAGCCGGTATTCAGTGTACTATTCGTAGCACCACTACCAACGGGACCCTGTGTTCCTAGATTACCAGTAGATGATACAGCAGTACCACCACCAGATACACCACTTAGATTACCAGTAAGCCCGCCACTTCCAGTGCCAGTTCCAGTGCCAGTACCGCCCGTACCTGTGCCGCCAGCCCCTGTCCCGGAGCCTACCCCGGATCCTGTTCCAGTCCCGGTTCCATCACTAATGCCCGAAGAACCCACTCCACCAGTGCCAGTTCCAGTACCAGAACCCCCAGCGATACCTCCTGTTCCGACTCCAGTTCTAATTCCAGACTGTGTATCTGATACAAGTTCAACACCATCAGGCGCTATTTTAGTTAAATCTTCTAGTAATTCTGTTAGATTTGTGTTATTATCAATAGCAAATTGAGCAATATCAGTGACAGTAATGCCTTCGTCACTGTTAAATTTGTCTTTTACAGATGGAAATTCGTCTAGGTTCTCGTCTTCTAGTAGCTTATTCAGTGTGTTTGTGACATCAATTGCTGTAACTCTGTCCACATTATTGATAGGGTCATCACTTGGAACAAGGCTTGCAAGGTCTACAATTGCTGAAGTCAGTGCGTCACTCGTAGAGTTTAGCAGTTCTTCGCCTGCTCTACTACCGAGTGGTGTGGTATTATTACATTCAATACTCATCTAATTTCAGTCTCCAATGTCCATAAGACCCGTTATAAACGACTTAGTTCGCTTAATTGTGGGTGGTTTAACTGCCCTACTTTTAGGCAATTCGCCAGGTGATACTACATTTGCTATCTCTGTAACTGATGCTTGGGCATCCATAAACGGCTTCTGAGTTGCTCTCCCGCCGTCTGTAGTACTAAATGTACCACTTGCATAACTTGATCCACGCCCTTCAGCCATTCTTACGATGTCGTCTATACCCACTGTGCCGGCGTCTAAACCAATTGTACTGGCTTTAATACCAACTGATGAGGCTGCACCAATATGTATTTTGTCAAGCGAGTTCAATGAAATGTTACCAGAATCAAGGTGAATTAGCTTAGGCGAGTTAATTTCAATACCAAAATGACCCGCATCTGCATATGGAAGTAGTTGTTCTGACTCTGCGGCAGTGCCTTTTGCTGTTAGTTTAGTGTATGTTTCACTAAAGATATTCATCTTATAGGAGTCTATGTGGAAGTCACCCTTCATTGCTTGTACATAAAAGCCACCTTTTGTCTCGTCATCTCCAGTAGCAAACTTCATGTTACCCTTTGCACCCATGTTAATATCGTCACTATGGGCTAATACAGACACACCAGAAGCAGATATATTCGTCTTCACCCCCGCATGAAGATTCATATTAGAACGGGCAGTGACATTAAAGTTTTCACACTCAATGTCTAAATCGCCATTAATATAGACCTTACCAGAGCCACCTTCTACCATTAATGTATAGTCTTCTTGTATATTTGTATGAGAAGAACCTGTAACATAGGTTGACAAGACCCCATCAGTTGTGTTATACTGATCAGCAAATGACTTAATAAAGATAGTGCCGTTCGGATCAATCTGAAACACGGAGCCCGAACTGTGGGACATCAAAATGTAATCAGAACTCTCGTTCTCTGCTCCATCACCCATGACAATAAAGTTATCTCCACTCTTAGAAGCAAACACTCTATTGTTAATATTATTCTCGGGCATAGCAATCGGTGGCTCATCAAAAGACTCATCTTCTTCACTCAGTGCTTGTTTTATCTCAAGTTCTTGACTGGCTCTTTGTATTACAGTCTGCCCTTTATCCATATCTTCACCGCCTTGATAGCGATGTAGTTCAGGCTTACCATAGTTGTGTATAGACTCTGGCGGTAAATAGCCATCTTCGCCTGCTTCACCACTTCCACCTGGCATATTCATATGCATACCAGGCAGTCTTCCTATAATCATAGGCTGTTGTGCTTCTCTTCCATCAATAAAGAATCCAAACACCCAATCACCCACACTAGGAATGACTGGCGATACACCATAAGTGCCATCTAGTACAGTAGCCCAAGGCAAATCTTTTGTAGGAACACTGTCCTCTACATCTTCACTAATACGAGGCGGATGTATACCAAACGCTCTTACTCGTACTCGCCCAGCATTTGTCTTGTCGTGATTATCTTCCACAACACCCACAAAGTGCAACATATTATTAAATCCGCCACTCATCACTTATCCTCTAGATACAAATAGATTGTATAACTTATTGATAGTATTAACATAATTCCCATAAAGTCGTTCCAAACCAAATCCATTAGGTCAACCCGCCCTTCGTAATCGTCAATGTCTGCCCATATGAATCACCACTAAAGGAACTATCAACGGCTAATACAATATACTTACCACTTCTCTGCTTATCAATCTCACGATTCGCCGCAACTGTCTGGCTAAACTTATATAGTTCAAGATAAATCACCATGCCAGGGTATAAGTTAATACGCCCATTAACAGTAATAGTAACAGCATTCACATCAAAGTGATAGTCAACAACAGGCTTTGAAGTATAAGTCTCATAGAAGTGCTGATAAGGCTTCTTCATATCTTGCTGACCTTGGCTCTGCCCTATCTGAGGAAAGTCTGTGAGTAGATACTCCTCTGGCGCCGTATTGAAAGCCATGTACTTGTCAAGAAAGGTCTGCGTATGTGTTAGCTTAACCTTCTGTGGAAACTCTTTATCATAGAACTCTGTAGAGTAATCATACTGGCGTTCGATACGAGTCCTTGTCGTTGGGTCGAGTTCGGTCATGATGCGCCGATAAGTGCCAGCCTTGATATCACGAAAGGTATCGACCTTCGTGCCTAATTTAAATCCATTTACAGACTGTTGGGCAATCTTCTGACCGCCGGCTGTGTTGTCCTCTACAGTGTTGTAGATAAAATAAACCCGGTTTTTATCTTCCTCATTTAAGGCGTCAAAATCGCCGTATTTTTCTACTAGATGCTCAGGCGTACAGAAATAATACTTCTCTCTTGTCTCAAAGAATCTATATAAAGATGTTTTACTCTTCTCACTGTATGCCCTTCTACTTAAAAACTCCATTGCGGCATCGGCTCGTAGATTCGGTATCACTAAACTTTGTTCGCCATCTGTTTCTTCTATCTCTATAGGCTTATTATGTTTAGGATTATCAGATTTAATGAATGTTTCATAGATATCTTCGACAATATCCGATATCTTTGTGTTGTTATATGACTTTCTTATCTTTCTTGAGTCGCCTGTTAGCTTTGTAATTGAACAGAATCTTACTGTATACTGCATCATTCTATCGTTTGTTGATGATGCCGGACCGATGTCTTCAATAGAGTATAGGAAAAATCGGTGCGTGGCGCTTTCGCCGTAGAAATCTGTGTAAGTTAATTCGATTTCTTCTTCGCCAATTAGCGGCGTGGCTTCTAATATATTGTCAGATTCATTAATAACTGCGTAACCAGTGATAAATGGGGAGTTCATTGACTCGGAAATGTTCCAGTCTTGTATTGTCTTTGCAAGTTCAACTGTATCGGGAAAGGAATTATTCTCGCTATCACGATTAATATTCTCTTCTATGAGAGGCTTTACCTTAAATGATTTAAGTGTATAGAAGCCTGCTTGAGTTGCTTGATTAGTCATTGTTTAATATTTCGCCAATTTGTTCTTGTATTTGAGATAGATAACCTTTGTTAATTAAAAATATTTCTCTTCGACTTTCATTGAGTCTAAATTCATAATCATAGGCTCGTACTGCAAGAAATTCTGCGGCAGGATTGCTTGTGACTTCACCCGCAACCCTTGATGTGTTAGCTTTGTCTATCTGACTAGGGTCATTTACAACAGTAAAACTTGATCCAACCACATAGTTTAAATCATTTGTACCACCAATTAAATTAAAATTATCTCTTGATACAAGACCAAGAGTGTCAATGGTATAAGTGTCGCCAATCACAGCAGTATTTAATGGAATAATGTGACTATTACCAAGATTAATAAATGATGCACGATTTAATTTAATCTCAGGATCTAATTTACTCTGATAATGTATAATATTATTACCAATTGTCTCGTTCTTTGCCCAGTCAAGTACTTCTCTTCCGTTTCTACCAGACTTAGATTCATACTGAGCGATGATATATTTCTCAAGATTTTCTTCTGACTTCGGCCATTCGGTGTATGGGTCAATAATATCATTTGCCATAAGCACTAACCAAGCAAGACCTGGGTCGTCATAGTAATAATATGCTACATCTTCGGGTCGCTCGCCTTCTTGAACTGTGTACGACATATAATCTAGAGCAGAGTTTTTTACAATATCAGACAAAATAACTCGTCTTGTAATATCTGCGACAGGATAATTATTATATGTTGTGGTAGGAAAATATTTAAAATATGACATAATTGAAATTCGCTATTCTTTAATTAAAAATTGTACAGTAGCATCACCCGGAACACCACCACCTGTTATCATATCGTCAGTAATACCTTGTTCTATTAGGTCTTCTTTTAGCATAGTCGATACTTCTGTTGAGCCATCTGGATTTGTTTTTAAGATTGCAACTTCATCCTCAGCAAGTAAATTAGTAAATGCGGCTTCCATTCCAGTATTTTCTAGTGTGGGTATGACTGTAGTGTCTGTATTATCAAAATTATCTAGGTCTTCTGTGTTACCTAGAAGTCTTTCTTCAAATACTTCCTCTTCTAATTCTGCTGATGTATTGTCGTCAGCAGTATGAATATAGGCTTCGTTCAGTGTCATTGTAATACGAACAGCACTTGGCTTACCACCTTTTAATGGAGCAACGCCATTAGGCGAGTAGTCAATATTTAATTGAGAGATCATCGATGTTTTAAATCGAAAGTAGTATGTGTCATCGATGCCTTGTAAATAAACATTTACCATTGCGGGATAACGAAGAATACCTTTGTCAACAGAGGTCAAATTGGTGTCTTTACCCACTGGATTTTCTGTTGTTGGAAGCACCATGCGCTGTAGTACACGAATAATTTTCTTTAATTCAAGAGACTCTGCCTCTGTTTCTGGTGCTAATAACCACTCAAGTGAATGTACTTTGAGATCAACACCTTTAAATACAAGTGTCGCAAATGGATTTACTGCTGTACCACGACCCGCACCAATACCATTAATCGTGTCTGGTGCTACTTTACCAAGACCTGCGGCGGCAAGAAACCCTGCGGCATCTGCGGCTTTTGCTAGACCTTCTTTAATACCCTGAGTATCACCAGTAATAGCATCCCATAGCTTTGCGCCTGTACTCTTAACAGCACCTGCGGCGGCGTCTTTTAGATTTCCTGCGATATCACTAACATCTGCACCACTTGCGGCGATGCCAGCAGATGATGCACCCAAAAGCCCAAGTTCATCACCAGTAACATTAATTTTAAACGAGTCTTGAATCTGTTTTGGAAGTGGTAATAATACTTCTGCTAGTGGAGTTTCTATCGACCCCTTTGGACCGCCATAGCTATATTCAAAAAATCGCATTAGAGTAGCGTGTGCGCCAAGAGTAGCAGGGAATTGTAATATACCCTTAGGCCCGTTTCTCTTTTCTCTTCTTTGCTCTATACGCTGTTTTGGGCTAGTTCGCAGAAGTCCATCGTTTTGTGCCATTTTTCTACCTTTATATAAATAATAACTTAGTCTATGACAATTATTTATATGAGTTCTATAAGATGGCAAAGTATAATCAGGGTAGATTTCGCCCTCGAAACCCTAAAAAGTACAAAGGCGATCCAACTAATATCATATATCGTAGTGGTTGGGAATTAAAATTGATGAATTATTTGGATAAGCACCCCCATGTTACACTATGGAATAGCGAAGAAATAGTCGTTCCATATCGTTCGCCTATTGATGGTAAGATGCATCGATATTTTCCAGACTTTTATGTTGAGAAAATATATCAAGGTAAGAGACAGAAAGTATTGATTGAGGTTAAACCATACTCTCAGACACAACCACCAACTGTGCAAAATACTAAAAAGAATAAGCCTACCAAGCGTTATTTGAATGAAGTCAAGACTTGGGGTACTAACTCAGCTAAATGGAATGCGGCTGAAGAGTTCTGTCGAGATCGTGGATGGCAGTTTCAAATAATTACTGAGAGAGAATTGGGAATTAAATAACTGCGTATAAATAGATAACAAACATAAGGAAATTAACAATGTATGATTATAAATGTAAAGTAGTTAAGGTAGTGGATGGCGATACTGTAGATGTGGACATCGATCTAGGTTTTGGTATCTGGATGAGAAATGAAAGAGTTCGTATCATGGGCATCGACACACCTGAATCAAGAACAAGAGACTTAGTAGAGAAGAAGTTTGGTCTAGCGGCTAAAGATCGTTTAATCTCTCTACTAGGCGAGAAACCAGTATTGCGTACACAAATTGCAAGAAATGGCGAAGACATGAAAGGTAAGTTTGGTCGTATTCTTGGTGACTTTGATGTGTATGATGCTAAGACTGACTCATGGAGACCAGTCACTAAGGTTATGATTGAAGAAGGTCATGCTGTTGACTACTATGGTGGTTCAAAAGAAGAGATTCAAGAAGCCCATATGCTCAATAGACAAAGATTAATCGAAGAAGGCGTAGTAATACTCTAATGGCTCAAGTATTTGACGATATTCTAAACAAGGGCGTTCGGTCTGGGCAGATACCTGCTCGTACTTCTGAGGCTCGTGATTGGTATCGTGATACAGCGGCAACATATAAGAGAGTAAAAGAGAACGACTTCTTTGGTGGTAAGAGCAAAGATCGTATGATGGCTAGACCACTAATTGGTGGAATGTATATGTATCTTTATGATGCAAAAACTAAATCAAAGTTACCATACTATGATAGAATGCCACTAATCTTTCCATATAGACGAGTCAAGGGTGGCTTTTATGGTTTGAATATGCACTATATTCCGCTACAACTTCGTGCTAGACTAATGGATGCGTTGTATGATACAGCAAATAATAGTAGATATGACGAGACAACAAGATTGAAGATTAGTTATAAAATATTAGATAAAGCGGCTAAGTTTAAAGAGTTTAGACCCTGCGTGAAGAGATATTTGACTTCACAAGTTCAGAGTAAATTTATGTATGTGTATCCATCAGAGTGGGACATCGCATTGTTCTTACCAACAGAAAGATTTGTTGGGGCGTCAAAAGCAACTGTGTTCTCAGAATCAAGAAGAAAAATTAATTAGGTAGAAATATGGCGTTCAACATATCAGAATTTAATGCAACAATCAATCAGCATGGTTTGCAAAAGGGTAACCAATTTAGACTTAGAATAGTTCCGCCACAAGGAATTTATAACGAAGTTCTAGGTCTGTATGGCAATATCGTTGGAAGGCAGTTGGAATTTTATTGTAGGTCTGTCACTCTACCAGAATTAGACATAACCACAGCAGAAGTTCAACATCAGGGATTTGGTGCAATTTCTAGAAGACCCCAGACAATGAACTTTCCTATTCTACCCGTAGTGTTTAATGTTGACGAGGGCATGAGATTAGTCAAATATTTTCATAGATGGTCGCAGACGATAATCAATTACGATAAAGGTGGCGGTAGCTATGGTAATATGAACGGTCAGTTGCCGTTCGAAATGTCTTACAAGCAAGACTATGCGACTACAGTTTTCTGTGATGTTTTTGATAAAGCGGGTAATATAGTGTATACATATGAGTTTGGTGAGGCATACCCAGTAAATGTTGGTAATGTGGAAGTTGCTTGGGCAAACAATGATGAAGTATTAACATTAGCAGTGGGCTTTACTTACGATGTAATGAAACTTAGTGGTTCTAGACCCTCAACCCCAGCCAGACTGGGCGATAGAGTAACAGAGAACGATACTGTCAATGAAGCAGTTCGAGAAATTACTGATGATGTCAGAGAAGCAACTGTAGATGATCTTATTGACGCAGGTATTGTTGGTAGATTGGCTAGGAAAATATTTGCGCCGTTTACAGATTTTTAAATTTATTATTTTATAATATAGGAGAAGTGAAATGGGATTACCCAAGATTGATCTTCCAATGTTTGAGACGAAACTCGTCTCGACTGGAAGAAAGAAGATTAAATACAGACCGTTTACTGTAAAAGAAGAAAAGATTCTTTTGATTGCTCAAGAGTCAAATGATATTGAGCAAGTAATAATAGCAATGAAACAGATTATCGGAAATTGTTGTTCTGATATAGACCCTGAACAATTGCCTATGTTTGATGTAGAGTATCTGTTGATGCAGATCAGAGGCAAATCTGTTAATAATGTAATTGAATTTAAAATTACAGACCCAGAGACTGAAAAGCAAGTAGATATATCGCTAGATGTCGATGAGATCAAAATAGTAAAGCCTAAGGGTCATAATAATCAAATTGAAATTAAAGAAAATACTTATGTTGTGATGCGTTACCCCACAATAAATCAAGTAACCGATCTTTTAAACCCAGATCAAGACGAAACAACCAACACTCTTGATATTATGATACATTGTATAGATTCTGTTGTTGATGGTGATGTTGTTTATGACCTTGACGACTTCACGAAAGAAGAGGTTGTAGAATTTGTTGATTCTTTTCCTACTAAAGCAGTAGAGGAAATTAAGAACTTTTTCGAAACAATGCCTGTCATGAGAGTGGAAAAGAAATATACCAATGCTAATGGTGACGAGAAGAAAATAGTTCTGGAGGGTACAGAAACTTTTTTTATCTAGCGTTGAGCCATATTAGCTTGGGGACATATTATAAGACGATGTTCGCCATGGCTCAACATCATAAATATAGTATTACAGATTTAGAAAATCTAATACCATATGAGCGAGATTTATATGTGGATATGTTGTTAGATTATATAGAAGAGCAAAAAGCAAATCAATAATGGAGTATAAAATGAGTGAAGAAACAAAAGCAGAAGTGTTTCACCCTGCTGATACAAATGGTGATGGGCAAGTATCTAAGCAAGAAGAGCAGTTATATCTTGAGTTTAGACGCAAAGAATTAGAAGATGCAGATGCTATGCGTGATGCACAGCGTAACATGACATGGTTTGCTCTTGGTGGTTTGTTACTATATCCATTTGCTGTTGTTCTAGCATCTCTTGTAGGTCTAGATCAAGCACAAAAAACACTGGGCGATATGGCACCGACATACTTTGTCGCTGTTGCCGGTATCGTAGCCGCATTCTTTGGTACACAGAACTTCGGCAAGAAGAAGTAGGAGTAGATTATGGAAGCACCACTAGAAGCATGGAATAACCTATCATATTTCGATGGTATACTGTTCACAGTTTGGTTGGGCATATTGTACTATGGAAAGAATTTAATCGATCAATGGTTTGGAAAGTAAAAACAAATGGCTGAAGATACGATATCGTCAATGGCAGTTGCTGATGCACTAAGAGAAGGTGTAGAGGCAAGAAAAGAACAAGTCGCAAATAAAGAAGAAAAAACAGGTCTTAGAGGTCTGTTTAGCTTTGGTGATTCATCCAAGACCATTCTTTCGGCTATAGAAAAGTCCATGTATGTGCAGACTGACTTTTTGGGCAAGATATCCGATACTTTATCTCAGCAGTTAGAAATTCAAAGAGACTCCAATTATATCGCCGCAGAAGATCGTGAAGATCGTCTAAGAGCAGATAGACTAGAAAGCGTTAGCGAAGATCCGCCACCACCACCACCCGAAGAAGACGATAAATCATTACTTGATAAAATCAAAGAAAAGGCTGGCGGTGCGGGCAGAAGCGCAAGAGATAAGCTGATTGGTTCAGAAGACGATTCTTTACTTAAAAAAATAGGAAAAACTCTTACCACAGGTATTATTGGTGGTCTACTCGTGTCTGGTTTTGTGGGGGCAGCCGCTAAAGATGGATTTAGAAGACTTGGGTTTTCTGATGACACATCAGAGAAGGCGGGTGATGTAGTTGGTGATGGCTTTGGCTCCGGGTTTTTTACTGCATTGATAGCTGGTGCAGTAAAATTCTTCACAGGTATGGGTCCTGGTCTATTAAGAGGTTTCTTGAGTGGTGCTGTTATTTCGTTGACTTATGATGCTGTCAAGGGTCTAGATATGGACAAAGACGGCAAAATTCTTGGTATGAAAACGGAATTGGTTGCAGGGGTCGCCGCCGGTATTGCTGGCATCTTGGCGTTTACTGGCGTAGGTAGAGCATTTAGTCTTTTGGGTGGTGCGCTGAAGAAATCATATGGATTTGTTAAAAATAAATTGACTGGTGCTAAAGTAACCAAAGCACCAGACCTCGATAAAATGGTGAATAAGAATGTCGTGAAGCCTAATGCTACAAAGGGTGGTATGTCGAAATTATTGAGTAATGCAAGCAAAGTTGTTACTACGGGCGGCATCGCCGCAACACAGGGAATGCCAAGCGGTATAAACTTGGGCCCTACAGGTACATCTGTACAAGCAATTAATAGCAATTCGACTGTTGATGCAGTGGGTGACGCAATAAAGGCTTCCAAACCAGAAAGATTTGCAAAATTCGCTAAGTTCTTTAGGTTTGCAGGACCAGCCGCCGCTGTTATACCTGCACTTATAGAGCCAGCATTAGCTATTTACAATGATGCACCCGATAGTGTTGTCAGAAAAGAGATAGCTGGCGCACTTGGTTCTATTAGTGGCGGCTCACTAGGACTGCTTGCAGGTAGTTCTATAGGCGCTACACTTGGTTTAGGTGCCGCAGGTGTTGGTGCTGTGCCTGGTGGTTTTATTGGTGGATTTATAGGTGGTGTTGGTGGCGCATTTGCTGGCGAGTGGTTAGCAGAAAAGGTAACTGATGCGCTTATGGGCGGACCTGAAGTAGACCCAGAAGATATGAACAAACTCATCGATGAAAAGAAAGATAAGTCTAGTGGTATTACACCGACAGCCAAGATTTCTAGCGCAGATACTGGACCGACTAGCGAACAGAAAGTTGCTGATGCTCAAGTAAAGGCTGATGATGCAGGTAAAGCACTATCAGATTTTGAGTCTACTGCTAAGTCTGCTAAAACTGTTCAGAAAGCAGATGCTTTTGGTGACATGGTTGACACAGTTGTCTATGATGATGCCGCAGAACAAGCACAGTTTGACAAATTAAGTGGTGCTAAGTTTGATGCTGATTATGCTGTAGAAGATGCGACATCAGAGATGATTACTGGAGATTCATTCGATATCCCAGGTCAATTTGAGAAGTTACAGTTCTTGCAAGAAAAAGGATTCTTACCTGAGGGCGAGAGTCAGATAGTGATGGGTAAATTCGTAGGTGGTCCTCTATCGGGCATGACTCCAGATGAAGCCATTTCGATGTATGTTACACAAGAATCACAAATTGCTAAATCTGCTTCTACATTTAAGTCTGTGCCTACAATAGAAGCAGACCCAACTAAAACAATGACAGAAGATGGTAAAATACCTGCTAGAGTAGTTCCTACAACAGTTAAAAGCGCAGAACTTAGTGCTGTAGAAGAAAGAGAAAGTCAAACTAAGCAGGCTATAAAAGACTTTGAAGAAGAAAATGCTAGTATGATGACTAAAGAAGACAGAGGCGGAGGGTTTACAGCAACAAAGTTCTCTGACCCAGAAAAACAAAAAGAATACGATGCTTTGATGGATCAAGCCATATTGGATCAAGAGGCTGTAGAAAGACAACAAGTACGAGAAGCAGTTGATAGTGGTGGAATAGCCGATGGTAATTACGGTCGTCAAAATAGGCTAGAAGATTTTAGAGAAAATGAAGCGGCTTCACTGAATGCTTTGAAAGAACTTAAAGTGGCAGAAAAGGCAAGAGATGATGCTATGATGGAAGCAGAAAACACTCAAGACCCAATTGTAAAAGCAAAAGCTGAAGAATTGAGACTGGCGGCTAACAAGGCTAAACGCAAGTATAGAGATGCCAATGAAGCGCAATTGGGTAAAAATCAGACTGTGGATGGCTTTAACCATAATGATCAAATGGAAACCCTAATGACTCAGTACAATATGAGTGAAGCAGACATGAATAAGTTAGGTATATACAAGGGAAGTGATGCATTCGGTCCTTCAACCATGTCGGAAAATAATCTCGATGCATTTAAAAGGCAAAAAGATGAAGAAAAATTAGCAACCCTATCTACGGGCATTACGCAAGTTGCAGGCATTGAATCGAATCCAGAAAAATTAATGGATAAGTCAGCCGCTGTTGATCGAGATGCTAAAGAACAAGATAGTTTGAGTCGAGGGGCGAAGGTCATGCAAACCAATAATAATATAGACTCGTCAACTAAAGTAGACAATCGCCGAGGCGGCAACAAAACTGACATATACATTACTAAAGGTGGATCAGGGTCTCTAGATAATAAAGCCCATAGACCTGTACCACAATCAGTCTAAATCTCTTTTCTTGCGAGTCAATGTAGTTTCTACATTGTCTTGCTTGAGAAGTTCCTCAAGTTGTTCAACTGAAACATAATCTAAGTCCCAGTGATTGCAGATATCATTGCGATATCGTGTATGGTTCTTGTCAGAACTTTTTGACTTCTTTCTATTGAAATAGTCTATCAATCGATTACTTATTTTCATATAAACAACCTCTTTTATCAGACAAAAAAGGGGCGCATCCCTGCACCCCCCTTTCGATTTACAACCCTATAGTCTAGTCTTCCGCTAGACTCTTAAAGAAGTCAAGTGAATCATCTTCACCATCATCTGTAGATAAGGTTGGGGTAGGAGCCTCAGCCTGAGCCGCTGGCTGTGCAGTACGCTCTTTAAAGTTAGGCTGAAACTCCTGCCCCACATTGCTGTCCTCGGCGGTCGTGCTGGGTGCGTGTGAACCACCATCAAGTTGAAGAACTTTGTGCAGTTTTGCTTTAAGTTCAGCATAAGACTTGAAGTTTTTAGGATCAACAATTTCTTGAAGGGAATGCTGTTTGTTCCATACTGCTTCCATTTCTTCGTCAGATAGTGAGCCTTCTGAGTTAGAGATTGGAGCAGGTGAAGCAAATTCAGATTTGTCGTAGTTGCGATAGCCTTCTACTTGACGAATCTTTAGTTTGAAGTCAGCGCCTTCCCAAAAGTCGAATGGATTGATTGGGTCTTCGTCAGCGAACTGAGGATTCATAGCATCGTTCAGTTTGTCGAAGATTTTCTTACCAAATTTATACAAATAAACTTGACCTTCACGAGAAGGATTTGCAGGGTCAGATACGACCATTACATTAGCTACATAGCTAAGACGGCGTTTCTGCTTACGAGCAATCTCTTTA